CTAGCGCGGCACATGACTAAGGGTGGCGTAGCCGCAGCAAGCACCGAATACCGGCGCTCTCTGTACGGCACAGAAAGTTCTGGCGGTGCGCTTGACGCTGTAAATAAAAGAACTGGAGCCCTTGGTGCATCTCAGGCAATGCCTGAAACCCTTGAAGAATTTAAAGAAGAAACAGGTCGTGACTTTACACGCGACCAATTTAAAAAGAACGCGGGTTTACAAGAAGCCTTTCAAAACTGGTATGAGCAAAAAACGCTTGATTACATAGCAAATAACGGCTTGGACGAGTACATTGGCAAGATGGTTAAAGGTGTACCCGTTACTTTAAGTGGCATGATGGCGGTCGCGCATCTTGGCGGAAACTACGGACTGAGACAATTTTTGGAGACAGATGGCGCATATGATCCGTCCGATAATAAGAAAAATCCAGAACAGGGCACTCGTCTCAGTGATTATCTACAGAAGCACGGTGGACTGAACGTTTACAGTGATGAGAGCTTGTCGGAAGACGCCAAAGAGGAGTTGGTGATGAACCAACCCGTTGCTCCGCGAAACCCCATTTACTCTGATCCAGACTACAGTAATCCAATGAATTACGTGCGCCCTGTCGCACGGCCCACGGATCTAGCGCCCGTATTTCAAAACGAACTTAATGAAAGTCCACGGCCCATGGCTCGACCAGAGCAACAACAGCAAGTTGTAGAGGCCGTTGAAGCTGCGTTGCGCCCAAGTTTACAAGAAAAATACTCTCTAGAAGGCATCGAACAGTTGCTCAGAGGAACCACTGCCGAGCCTCTTCTCCCAAGACAGTTTCAGCAAGGTTAACTTTCTGGCGTAGGGCGCTGAGTATCTTCTCGTCCAACGTATCTGGCGACACTAGATCTATGTAAGTGACAGGGTTCTTTTGACCAATGCGGTGCGCCCTGTCCTCTGATTGTAATCTTATTTCAAGATCATAGCTGTTTGAGTAATAAATGACCGTCGTAGCAGCGGTCAAAGTGATGCCGTAACCACCTGTTCTTGGTTGCCCGACAAAAAAGCGCAGCGGATTGTCTGGATCTTGAAACCGCTCGACAATCGCTTGACGCTCTTCTTGGGGTGTTTCCCCGTAATAAAGTGCGACTGCTTCGGGCCCAAAGCAGTCGCGCAGGGACTTATGTATCTGTTGAATGTCGTGAGTATACGACGCCCAAATGATACATTTTCCCTGAAGCTCTTCCGAAATGCTAAGAAGCTCGTCAATTCGATTGTTTTCCAAGCTTCTTGTTTCTCCCACGTCAGGAGTAAAATGACCGCAGCATATTTGCTGCAGCCGCATAATCTGTGTGAGGACACTGGTCGTTGTGGCTAATTCACCGTTATCCAACATTGCCAACGCCATATCTTTCATCTGTCCATACAGTTTCGCCTGTTCGTCCGTCAGAGCCACGTAGCGCCTCGTATAGAGCTTTTCTGGCAGATCAAGGCACTCTGACTTCAAAATGCGCTTACTGAACTGTAGGAGCCGCTCATTGAGTTCATCCAGCCGCCTGTAGCCCACAATCTCTTGAAAGGATCGTTGACCCATCTTTTGTTGCCGTACTACAGCATATCGGTTCTGAAAAGCAAAGTAACTATTGAAGCCCAGTGCTTGCGGCGAAAGAAAGCTGCACTGACTGAAAAGGTCCATTGGACTTTTGGTGATTGGCGAGCCTGTCAGGATCCGACGATACTTTGCGTAACGCTGCAAAACCTGCAGGTTCTTTGTGCGAGCGGCTTTGCGGTTCTTAATTGTGGTGCTTTCATCTACAACCACCATGTTCTGAGGGTTTTGAACGAGGAACCTGCCAGCCGTCTTCGCCCCACGCGGGGTAGACAACGCTTCGATGTTCATCACAAAAACTTTTAAGCCATCAAAATCTTCAAGGATAAAATCGTCTAAGCGCGTCGTATACGTTTTTGTACTCTTCGGCTCCCACCTTAAAACGTCGCGCTTAATGCGCTCTGGCAAATGAGTGGGTATCTCACCTTTGACCCAGTTATCGTACACGCCCTTGGGTGCAATAATCAAAGCCGCATTAATAAAGCCGCGCTGATACAGGATCCCCATGTTGTCTATTGCCACCTTTGATTTACCAGTTCCCATCTCCATAAAAAGAGCGTAGTATTCCTTAGCCCACGATTCTTTGATCGCTTCAGCTTGGTGAGTAAAGGGTTTCGTCTTATAATCGTAATCCATCATTTTTCTCCTTGACTATGCGATTTAATACAAATATATGGGAATATGTCAAGACCCGTAAAAGGGGTCTTCAATCACGGAAAACGGAACACGATCATGGATGATTTATTAGAAGAAATGGAAGCGGACTTTGAGTCCAATTTCGCAAGTCCTCTCGACAATTCGTCTCTTGCAACAGTGTCAAAACTGGCGCGAGCGATAGCTGCAAAAGAAAAAGAGATAACCTCTTTGGATGAACAGCTAAAAACTGCCAAAAAAGAAATGTTGAAATTGACCGACGAAGAACTGCCCGCTGCTATGGCAGAAGTCGGTCTGGCTTCATTTACCTTGGATGACGGATCAGAGATCAATGTCAGACCAACGTATGGAGCGTCTATCTTGGTCAAGGACCGCCCAGCCGCATATGAGTGGTTGCGCGAGAATGGCTATGACGACATTATAAAGAACACGATTTCGTGTGATTTCGGGCGCGGAGAAGATGATCTCGCGTCTGCGTTTAAAGCTTTGGCAGAAAAAGAGGGACATGTCCCTCAACAGAACACGGGTATTCACTCTTCCACATTACGGGCTTTTGTAAAAGAGCGCGTTGAAAATGGAGATGAGTTTCCAATGGAATTGTTTGGTGCTTGGGTTGCCCAACGTGCCGTTATTAAGAGGGGAAAATAAATGGCTAGTAAAGTCGCAAAGAAAGAAGAAACAAACATCGTTGCTTTCGATGTTTCAATGTTGGAAGCAGATGCGGGTGTTGGCGTTGCCGACATGGGTCAGGAAGATCTTGCCCTTCCGTTTCTCAAAATTCTGTCAGGGTTAGACCCCTTACTGGATGAGCTAGATGACGCCAAGCGCGGTGATCTGTACAACACAGTAAGCGGTCAAATTTACAAGGGAAAGGACGGGGTATCCCTTGTGCCTTGTGCGTACCAGCGCCGCTTTATTCAGTGGGCTCCACGGGGCTCTGGCACGGGCGCACCCATTGCTATCTTTGACACAGAGGGAGATTGCCCGAAGGTCGAGCGGAGCAAGGATGACAATAAGGATTACGTCGTTGGTGGCGACGGTTCCTACATTGAAGAAACACATCAGCATTTTGTGTTGATTGTGGATGAAGACGGTTCTGCAGAAACTGCATTGATTGCTATGAAATCGACGGCGTTAAAGAAAAGCCGTAAATGGAACAGCATGATTGCCTCTGCAACCGTGCAAGGCAAAAACGGACCTTTCACTCCGCCACGTTATGGCTTTGTTTACAGAGCAAAGACGGTCATGGAGGAAAACAGCAAAGGTAGTTGGCACAACTGGGAACTGTCTCGCGAGAAACAGATCGACGACGCCAACCTTTTCCGTCGGGCTAAAGAGTTCGCCGCAAGCATCACCAGCGGTGATGTTGTGGTCAAACACCAGAACGAAGAGGCAGGAAACGCTTCGGACGACGTTCCTTTTTAATGTAACGGGCGGCGCAAGCCGCCCACCTTTTCTGAGGTAACAATGTCCGTTCAACAATTTTCCGCCATCTTCGATGGCTTGCAAGAGGCATACGGCACATACCGGATAGATAAAAAGCAAGCTAACGGAAAAAACACAGGCAAAGCGCAAATCGTCCGCGAACCACGGAACGCGAAGCTTTGGCGCGAGCATCTTTCTGGCGAGGGTGCTTCGATGGGGATTATCCCCATCAATGCAGATAACAAATGCAAGTGGGGCTGCGTAGACGTAGATCAGTATCCGCTTGATCACAAATTATTAGTTGAGAAAATCAGGCGGTTGAAGCTGCCTTTGGTGGTGTGCCGGTCTAAATCAGGCGGGGCGCATTGCTTTCTTTTTGCTACAGATTGGGTTGAAGCCGCGGATATGCAGAAGGCTCTGCAGAATATTGCTGCGGCGCTGGGGTATGGTGGCAGTGAAATCTTTCCAAAACAGGTCAAGCTGCACTTAGATCGTGGCGACGTAGGCAACTTTCTGAACCTACCTTACTATGATGCAGAAGAGGGCTTGCGGTATGCTATTCTTGACGACGGCACTTCGGCTACGCTTGAAGAGTTTTTTGCGTTGTACGAGACACACAAGCAGACGCCAGAGCAAATCATTGCGCTGCAAGTGACCAAAGATGATACCGGAGAGGCTTTGAAGGGCGCTCCGCCGTGTTTACGTGCGTTATTACGTATGAAAATATCAGAGGGTGGGCGCAACAACGGCTTGTTTAACGTGGGGGTTTACCTGCGCAAAGCGCACCCAGACACGTGGGAAGCCGAAATTCTGCGTTATAATAACGATTACTTTGACCCACCGCTGCCCCTTAACGAGGTGAATGTCGTAGCCAAACAGGTGCAGCGTAAAGACTACGCATACAAATGCAACGACGCGCCTATCAACGCGTACTGCAACAAGGATGTCTGTCGGGGGCAGGAGTTTGGAATTGGCGCTGCGGCGTCGGGCGTCCCGATAGCTAACCTGCGTAAGTATAATTCCACCCCGCCTGTCTGGTTTCTGGATGTCAACGGCGAGCCTCTGGAGTTGGACACAGATGCTTTGATGAACCAGACCGCCTTTCAGCGAGCCTGTACAGAGCAACTGAACATGATGCCCCACACGGTAGCCAAGAACCAATGGGAAGGTCGGATCAGTGCGCTGTTACGTGAAATGACGGAGAACGAAAGCGCCATCATAGAAGTTGCAGAAGATGCCAGCATCAACGGGCAGTTTTATGATTACCTAGAGGAGTTCTGCGTGTTGCTGCAAACCGCGCAAGACAAGGAAGAGATCCTACTCCGCCGCCCGTGGACCGACGAGGAAGAGCAAAAGACTTACTTCCGGTTAAAAGACTTTGAGGCGTTTCTCAAAAAGAATAAGTTCTTTGAGTTGAAGTCGCACAAGATTGCGCAGCGCTTACGGGACATACACGGTGAAAGCATGTTGCTCCGAATTAAGGGGCGGATTGTGCGCGTATGGAGAATACCGGCGTTCGAAAGCGGGGACATTGAACTTGCGACGCCGATCTTTGCCGCCAAGAATGAGGCACCTTTCTGATGTTTAGAATATTTGGACCCCCCGGAACAGGCAAGACAACAACACTACTAAATATGGTAGACAAAGCTTTGGAAGCGGGAACTCCACCACAATCTATAGGGTTTCTCGCCTTCACACGTAAAGCCGCAAATGAAGCAAAAGAACGCGCAGCGGCGCGGTTTCGCTTGGACCCACAGAAGGATCTTCAGTATTTCCGCACCCTGCACAGCTTTGCGCTAACCCTGTCAGGCATACGGCCCGAACAGATCATGCAGCCAGAAAACTACGCTGAACTCAGCAAAGCCATAGGCATTAAGCTTGAGACGGGGCGCGTCAGTCCTTTAGAAGATGACGTGCAGGACATGGTGAAAGCCAGTGACCCAATACTCAGTCTGATCAATCTGGCACGGCTACGCAAAGTTCCTCTGCGCAAGCAGTATAACATGAGTAGCATTGAGCATGATTGGAACACGGTCAATCACGTAGACCGTTGCTTGAGAGCATATAAGCATGAAAGCGCCCTGTATGACTTTACAGACATGTTGCAAAGCTTCATCGACACAGGGCATCAGTTTTGTCCACGGTTCAATCTCTGTTTCCTAGACGAAGCGCAGGACCTGTCTCCCATGCAGTGGGACATAGCCCACCTGATCGAAGCAAAAACTGACAAGATGTACTGCGCAGGAGACGATGACCAAGCCATTTACAAATGGGCGGGCGCAGATGTCGAACACTTCCTTGGACTTGAGGGTGGTTCCGAAACACTACAGCAATCGTACCGCATCCCATCCAGCGTTCACGCCATTGCAGAAACCATAGCCAAGCGCATACGTCACCGTTATCCGAAAATATACAAACCTCGCGAGGAACGTGGACAGTGTTCACGTGTGGCACAGGTCGGTGAACTAGACATGAGCGAAGGCTCGTGGCTCATCCTCGCGCAAGCAGGATACCAGTTGCAGCCCGTCGCCACAGACCTGCGGTCCTTCGGATACCTGTACGAATATCGCGGATCACGGTCCATTGGGCAGAAGCTTAGTGACGCCGTCAACGGATGGACGGACCTGCAGAAGGGTAGAGAGATAAGCATCGACATAGTTCGTACTATATACAGCTACATGTCCACAGGCAAACGCGTCGCACGGGGATACAAAAAACTGACCGGCGTTCCCGACGACGAACTGGTCAATATCGACGATCTGCAAATCAAGCACGGCCTCATCGCCACCAAAGACATGATCTGGTCCGAAGCAATGGACCGCATCGCAGATAGAGATAGAGCCTACATCACCGCACTACTGCGCAGGGGTGAAAAATTTAACGGAACGCCCCGTATAGTAGTGTCCACGATCCACGGCTCCAAGGGTGGAGAAGCGGACAACGTCGTGTTGTTTACTGACTTGTCACCCGCTGCGGACAGTACAATGAGAATTGCGCCCGACGATGTTCATCGCGTTTTCTACGTCGGCGTAACCCGTACAAGAAAGAACTTGTATCTGGTGGAACCAGAAGACGCGACAAGGAGTTACGACATATGACACCTGAACAAAGTCGTTTCGAATTTATTGAAGCCGAAATAGAAAGAGCGTTTGTTCATGCAGATGACGAATGGAAGCAACAATACTATGAAAACGCAGCAAGGTATTTAGCCGAAAACAAAATAATCGAAGGTGGCAAAATCTGCGCGTATTGTCGGGCACAAGGAATGCCTGATCCGCATCATCATAATGTATGGGGGGCTATGATGGCGTCTCTACAAAAACTGGGGTGGGTAGAAAAAATAGGCATGGTCACCCCAACAACACGGCACACGCACATAAATAAAGTCTGCCAGTGGGAAAGCAAGTTATACAAATGACACGCGAAGAAATATTGAGGGAAGCAGAAGCCCTGATCAACGGGGACCGCGCCAATGACTACGGCGATGCAAAACAAAACTTTCAAGACATTGCAGAAATGTGGTCTATCTTTTTAGAAAAACCGATCAACCGTCAACAAGTGGCGGTCTGCATGGTTCTGGTCAAAGCAGCCCGTCTGATGAAGTCCAACAAACAGGACTCTTGGGTAGACATTTGCGGCTACGCAGCATTAGGGGGCGAAGAATGAACTGTTGGCACTGTAAGACCCAACTCATATGGGGCGGTGATGAGGACTGTATATTTGAAGAAGATTTTGATATGGTGACCAACCTATCCTGCCCAACATGCGAAAGCTTTGTTTTAGTATTCTACAAGGAAAAAGAAGATGAGCCTACAGATGGCGATGTTCACGCCGAACAGTGAATGGGTGCCACCAAGCGAGTTGCCCGATCTTACAGGCGCTAAAAAGATCGCAATCGACTTGGAAACCAAGGACCCGAACATTAAAAACTCTGGACCCGGATGGGCCACAGGAGATGGAGAAGTCGTAGGCTACGCCGTTGCCACAGAAAACTGGAAGGGTTATATCCCCATCAGGCACTTTGGCGGCGGCAACATCTGTGAAAAACAGGCCAACCGCTGGCTTAAAAAAGTGTTTGAAAGCCCTGCCGACAAGATCATGCACAACGCTCAGTACGACGCGGGGTGGGCAAGGCGCATGGGTTTTACCATCAACGGTAAAATCATCGACACAATGGTCCTCGCTTCTCTTTTAGACGAGAACCGGTTTAGCTACACGCTTAACTCGCTGGCATTTGATTACCTTGGCAAGGTCAAGTCGGAGAAAGAACTGGTCGAAGCCGCAAAAAATTTTGGCGTAGACCCAAAGGCCGAAATGTGGAAACTGCCCGCAATGTTCGTAGGACCCTACGCAGAGGCCGACGCCGAACTGGCGCTCGAACTCCATAACTACTTCTCCGTTGAAATAGCTAAAGACGGCCTGACAAATATCGTGGACGTCGAAACACGGCTCCTGCCCTGCCTGCTTGACATGACATGGCGCGGCGTCCGCGTTGATACAGACAAAGCCGAAAGAACGCGGAACGCGCTTCTTAAACGAGAAAAAGAAGTTCTGAAAAAAATACGCAGTATCGTCGGCTTTGACGTAGAAATCTGGGCGGCACAGTCGATAGCCAAGGCTTTTGACGAGGCGTCCCTGCCATACGAAAAGACAGAAAAGGGACAGCCGTCCTTCACAAAAAGTTTTCTGTCCGATCACCCGCACGAATTGGCGCAGCTAATCGTGACTGCCAGAAACCTAAACAAAACATCTGGCACGTTCATCAACACGATCCTCAAACATTGCAGATCAGACGGGCGTATCCACGCGCACATAAATCAAATTCGCTCCGACGATGGCGGAACAGTTTCTGGACGCATATCCATGAACCACCCCAACCTCCAACAAATCCCTGCGCGGGATCCGGAACTGGGGCCAATGATACGCAGCCTCTTTCTCCCAGAAGAAGGGGACCAGTGGGCCGCAATAGACTTCTCGCAACAAGAACCACGGATCTTGGTTCACTACGCACACTTGTTTGGTGAACAACGGGGCCGTCCGCTCAAAGGAGCGAAAGAGTTTGTAACCAGCTACAACGAAGACAGTAGCACAGACTTCCACACGATGGTCGCAGAGATGGCACAAATACCGCGTAAGCAAGCCAAAACCATTAACCTTGGCATGATGTACGGTATGGGCGTGAACAAACTGGCGGCACAGTTAGACATTCCGGTGGATGAAGCCAAAACTATCGTGGCCCAGTACCATGAGCGCGTTCCGTTCGTAAAAGCTTTGATGAACGGCGTGATGAACAGGCTGAATGAACGGGACAGTCGGGGCGCTTTGCGTTCTCTGCTTGGTCGTAAGCTGCGCTTTAATCTGTGGGAGCCAGACGGATTTGCCATGAACAAGGCAATGCCCTACGAAGAAGCCGTGAAAACATATGGCGACACAACCAGATTAAAACGGGCTTACACGTACAAAGCGCTGAACCGCCTGATCCAAGCGTCCGCCGCTGATATGACAAAGCAAGCTATGGTGAATATCTATGAAAGCGGTCGTATCCCGCTGATCCAGATCCACGACGAAATCGCAATGTCCGTTAAAGACAGAGATGATGCAAAAGAGGTTGCCAACATAATGGAAAATGCTGTACCATTAACTGTGCCCAGTCTCTGTGACGTGGAAGTCGGCCCTTCGTGGGGCGAAGCCGTCTAAGAGATTGATGTACTGCTCATTGGTTGATTTGCCTCAATCATAACTTACCCGCCAGTTTGACATGTTCTCCTTGATAACTGGCGGGTTTTTTCTTGTCATTTCGCATAACATCCTATATTGTTGGACAAAACTAGAGAGGTTCATATATGGATACCGATAAATGGAAGAGCGTCCTCGTGCCGATTGAGGTCTACAAAGAGATCAAAGCGCTTGCACAGTCCGAAGGCCGCACGATCAGCGGACAACTGCGGATAATTTTTGAAAATTACAAGCGTGAGAAAGAAAACGCTTGACCTGTCGCATAATATCATATACTCTGGGCCTACCTCATAAAAGATTTGGAAGCGCCCTGAAGTTTACTTTGGGGCGTTTTCATGTCTGACAAAGACGATTACATAATCGCGTTGAAAGAAACCAACAGTTTAATAGACGAATTAATTGACGCCGAACTGAACGCAGGGGCCGCGTACACAGGTATACTGACCGCGGCCCTGTTCCGTCTTTTAAAGGGAAGCCCCGACAAACAAGACGTCTTGGGCATTTTAGGTGCCGCAATGGCGTCCGCCGCGGCACATGTAGAGATGGAACAATCTATTTTATCAGATATTCACTAATAGTATTGACATTATCTTATAGCATCGCATATACTCCTTTACACTAACTTCGCAAAAGGAGAACTTAAATGCGTAATGTAAGAGTACACTTCGAAGGTATCGCACCTTATAGTCAATCTAAAATGCATGAAGAGCCCAAGCTGCCAAAAGAAACAGCCGACGCTTACGAAACCAGAACATGGCGTTCAAAATGCACCGTCGATAAAGATGGAAACATCATCATCCCCGCTATGGCAATTAAGTTTAGTCTGTCTGCCGCCGCTAAAAAACTCGGCACACAAATTCCGGGCCGCGGCAAATCTACCTACACCAAATATTTTGAAGCCGACGTCGTCCCACTGAACGATCCAAAGCTGGATGTCAAACAAGCCGACGTCCGCGGCGAACGGCTCAACGTCAATGCTGACGGTGTACGCGGATCCGGTAAGCGCGTATGGCGAACCTTCCCCGTCGTTGACACAGGATATAAATCCTACATCGACTTTATGATTATGGATGACACAATTACAAAAGACGTTTTTGTAGATGTCTTCACCGCCGCAGGTTCTGGTATTGGCATTGGACGTTTCCGCCCAGAAAAAGGCGGCACTAACGGACGTTTCCGCCCAGTTAAATTCGAATGGTCATAATTTACACATCATCGCGTCGCGCCGTACTTCGGCGCTTCGCTGCGCTCCTCATCGCGCCGCAACGATTTGTTTGTTAC